GTACCGCACTACCCGGCAAACATACATATTCATTGCAGTTTTTTATTCTGCTCTTATTAAACGTGATATTAGACGTGTTGAATAGGGGTGGAATTCCCCTAATCACACGCGCTGATGTTATTTGAGAGACCTATGAAATATCGAAAGATAATTCATAGATTATAAGAATGCAATTTTATATGATATTTAGTCACCACCCGGAAATAACTAATCCGTCGTGCTGACCGTGTAAATTGAAATAGTTGTGGCTACTATTTTATTCGCGTTTATACCGTCAACCCAGAGAGTAAACTCTGCTAATAAATCGATCACACCTGTCGAAAGATGTAGCGGCCTGTAAGGGCGAGCTGTGTTTCGTCTTGTCGACATAGACTTTTGATTTTCATGATATGAAATTTAATAATTGGATTATTAACGCTTGTAAGTGTCTAGAAGCGATGGTATCCCACCTAATAGTTTGATTTCGTTTTAACCAATTTCCACCCGCAGAAGGGTTGAAGAGAGATTGTAGATCTAACGAATTATTAGGAAGAATTGGCCCATCGGTTTTAGTTAAGCTAATGTATTTGCGCTTACTATAAGTTAACAATATAATGATATATATGGACGTTTACCATGCGACAACCTGAGCATGGAGGTTTGGTCACCTAAATTTTCCGTTCCACTGTATTGATTTTGAGGTTTTCTGTAAATTATTTTATGAATTTGATTGAGATGATGATATCTTGGTTACTTTAGTCCGTTGAGACTAGCCCCTAATTCCCATTTAAACTATGTTTCTAAACTTTTTCGAGGAATCAAATTTAAACGACCCGGGAATCTGGCTCGCATTTATTATAGTGCTTGTTTCAGTATACCTCTGCACATTTGTTCTTGTATATGCAGGGATTTTAAGAGTTGTCACTTATGCCATATTGCAGTCCCAATCAGGTAAAGAATCCTGGTGGGATCGGCGTAGGAGACATGCTCGAAAAGCCGCTCGTCGAAGGGATCGAGCGCGACGAGATAGAGAAGCTCGTCGGAAGGAGACTGAAGAGAAGTTTTACGCTCGACCGCGTGAACGGCCTCTTGAGTCCCAATTTGGAATCAAAGAAGTTGTCGATTTCACTTGTGATGCACCTGATTGGATCATTGATCTATTTGGGAAGTGTTGGTTGCATATGAGAGAGATAGCTTCAGAATTCAACTTTTCATTGTCTGATTTCGAAATGCCTGATTTAGGTAAACATTGGACTTTGATTAAGGAGAGTGAAGTGTTTTCCGAATTCAATATCCTTTTACGTATGATGATCACATTGGGTTTTTTGAAGAAAATTGACATATCCTTTCGAGGAGTATCGATTTATGTTTCCGAGCCAATGAGACAGAAGGTAACTTTTGTTGAGTTGCTTGAAAGCATAGGTTCTTTTGGTAAGTTAATTTTTGTCAAATTCCTTGCAGTAATTGAGTCTGGAGATGTTTATTCATTTTTCAAGACTCAAGTAAAGAATGCTTATGATGACGAATTTACTTTTATCAAATCCCAAAAGGCTCGTATTGATCTTGGCCGAAAGGCCGAGATTGATGATGAGACTTATGATCGTCGCGTTCATGAATGCATTGAGACCACTCTGTCATTTTTGAACACGTGCAAGTCTAGTGAGAGAACTTATTATTCTAGCAGGCTCGCACTTTTGCGTGATATTCAAACATCACGTACGTTGTCTAAGAAGGAAGGTATCCGTGAGAAGCCCTACGGGATACTCCTTTTTGGTAGTTCTGGTGTTGGGAAATCCGCGATTGCCAACTCGTTGACTAGATTTGTGTTACAAAGCAATGGTTTTGATTACAGTCCTCGTGCTGTGACGTCATTGAATATGGAAGACAAATACCAGTCTGAGTTTGCATCATATCATCAAGGTGTGATTTTTGATGATATTTGCAACACGGCACTGGATCGCACTGATGGATCACCGACTTTGCCAGTCATAATGTTTTTGAATAACATGACAATGGCAGCTTTGAACGCTAATGCTGACATGAAAGGCAAGGTCATGATTGAACCGAAGATTGTTACCGCGACTACTAATGTCAAGGATCTTTTGTCCAATCAACTATCCAATGAGCCTCTTTCCATTAATAGACGTTTTGAAGTGACTATTACTGTTAGAGTTCGTCCTGAATATTGTAAACCTGGATCTACTATGTTGGATAGTGAGAAGATTCGCCATTTGTCTGGAAGTCAATTCCCTGATTTTGCTACATTTACTGTTGAAGAACCGCGTTACGCAGTTGATGTCACAGGTGATAAGTTCAGACCAGGGAAAACACGTCACATTACTTATGTACCTCGTACTTTTGAGGGAAGAGAGTTAGTTGACGTTGACATTAAGACATTGTTGCGCTTTTTGAAGGATGATTCTGCAAAGCATTTCGCTCATCAAGAAGCATTCGTCACTTCACAGCGCAATTTGGCCGAAATGCCGTTGTGCAAATGTGGTTTGCCAGTTGATATGTGCGAGTCCTGTCCTTTGGATTCGCAGGCCGGTATTCCCAATGTGAGTGAGGTTGTTGAATATCTCACTGCATTGGAGATCCGCATCATTGCAAGCATTAAGGCTATGCTTCAAATTTTCCTTATGTCACGTTACGGTTCAGCTATTGTAGCTTATCTCATGCGAGACAAATTGAAGGAAATTGTAGTCAAAAGTATTGGCTATTACATTGCTTGCGTTGTTATTACGCTGGGGATCGACATTATTGTGCATATCCGAGGATCATGGATGGTACTTGTTTTTACAGCGGCATATTTGTTGTATGTCGCTTACCAGTTCCGTAAAGTTCGGCGTGCCGTTATCGAGAAATTCACTGACATTCCTTTACCTTCCAAACTCATTCGTGAAATGAGTTGGAGTATGAAATTAAAATGTATGTACTTTTTGATGTCTATAGGTATTTGGAAGATTCTAGTGATGTTGGCTAGAAAGTGGAAGACGCTTCCGGTTTCTCAAGCTGCGCAGCCAATTGTTTTGAAACCTGATGCTAAATCATGGCAAAATGAAACTGAATTTTGGGACGTGCATGCGCGTGAGCGCAAGTATTGCTTTGGAGATGCAGGCATTTCTGAGAAATCTCGCACGATCTCTTTTGACAATTTCACTCGTCTCATCGGGAACAAATTGATGGTTGTTCAGAAAAGCAATGGGGAGTATTGCAACGTTGTGCCACTTAAGAGTAATATTCTTTTGCTTCCAAATCATATGGTTCCGTCTAAAACTGAGTTTGTGACGTTGACCAAGATTGGAGGTCATACTTTTAAGAATATGCCCTTGGATGATAAGGTTGCAATGCGCGTCCCTGGAACGGATTTTGCCGTTTGGTATTGTCCTGGTGCTGGGCTGCACCGTGACATTATTGACTATTATCCTAAAGACATTGATGAAGGTAAGAAAGTTGAAGTTTTTACCATTTACAATAATGAGGGAAAATTGGCAAAATTTGCGAGTATGACGGCTACCCGAGGCAAGGTCATTTCGACTCGAGGAGGAATTTTCTCAGGATACAATTATAGTTTTCCTGAAGACACCTTTGGTGGGTTATGCATGGCAACTTTGATTGGTAAGGTAAATGGTATGCCATTTATTGCCGGTCACCATCTAGCTGGAAGGGGGCGTCGAGGCGCTGCCGGCGTATTGACCAGGAAAGCTTTGTTGGACGCCATTTCCAAGCTTGATGAAAGACCTTGCATTTTAGTTTCCCATTCTGCTACTCCTTTGGAGACGCAGAGTATGGGTATACAGTTTGGACCATTGGTTGCTCCCCATAGCAAGTGTGTTACTAATGATTTGGGTTCTGAATCTAAAATTCGCGTGCATGGGGGACATCATGGTCCTTCCCGTTCTACTCCGAAGAGCGCTGTTGTTACCTCTGTTATTTCTGCTTCTGTTAAGGAAGTGATGGGTATAGAGAAAATACATGCGCCACCGAAGGAGATGGGAGCTCAACGCCATAAGGAATTAGACATCAGTGGTAAGGTAGATACTGCCACTGAATTTGATTCTGAGCTATTGAATAAGGCCGTTACTGATTATGGTCTTAGTCTTATGGCAATTCCCGATTCGGAACTCGCTAAAGTCGGCAAGATTAGTGATGATGTTAATCTTGCTGGTCTTGATGGAGTTCTTGGAATCAATGCGATGAATTTTTCTACATCAGTTGGTTTTCCTGGAAAGGGAGCCAAGACACAATTTGTTGAAAAGTCTGATCGCCATGTTGGGGGGATTTCATGCCCTCGTGATGTTGATCCTATCATCCTTGAAGAGATTAAGAAAATGGAAGCCAAGTTATTGGCTGGTGAGTCCATTAATACTGTTTTCAAGGCTTCATTGAAGGATGAACCCACAAAAATATCAAAGGATAAGGTGCGTGTTTTTGCTGCGGCAAACATGCCCTTTGTCATGCTTGTTCGCAAGTATTTCCTTTCTCTTGCTGCTTTGGTGCAGCGCAACAAAGTTGCTACTGAATGTGCTGTAGGGACTGTCGTTCAGTCGCCTGAATGGACAGAACTATTTCAGCACATTGGTAAGCATGGTTGGGAGCGTGCTATCGCTGGTGATTACGCCAAATTTGATGGACGCATGAGCCCCCAATTTATGTTGGCTGCTTTTAAACTTTTGATTAAGTTAGCAGAGAGAAGCGGAAATTATGGAGAGGATGATCTCATTATCATGCGTGGTATTGCCACTGAGATTTCTTATCCGACCTATGACTATTTTGGCACTTTAGTTCAGTTCATGGGTTCAAACCCTTCTGGACATCCTTTGACTGTCATCATTAACAGTTTTGTTAATTCTCTTTATCTGCGTTATTGCTGGTATGCAATTGCAAAGGAGAAAGGGTGGTGGAGAGTTCCACTATTCAACAAGAAAGTTTCAGCCATGACATATGGAGATGACAATATTATGACTGTTGCGAAGGGGTATGACGATTTTAATCATACTGCGATTGCCGAACAATTGGCCAAGGTGAGCATCAAATACACCATGGCTGATAAGGATGCCAAATCTGTACCTTTCATTCATCTCAGCGAAGCCTCTTTTTTGAAGCACTACGCAGTGTGGGATGGTGAATTGGGTTTATACAGATCTCCTGTGGAGGAGGATTCAATTGCTAAGATGTTGCATACGCATATGAAGTCCAAGATTTTATCTATGGAACAATCAAGTGCAGAAGCAATTCAGAATGCATCGTTGAAGTACTTTGAATTTGGCCGTGAAGTCTACACCAAGCGTGTTGCTCAATTAGAGCGCGTTGCGCGTGATTCTGGTATTCAGGGTCATGTTGGACCGATCTTGAGCTATGATGAACGTATCGCTTGGTACCGTGAGAAGTTCGACTGTTAAGTCGGCTTCGTCAGCCCGCCCTGGGGGCTTTGTACCTTGGGCCACCGTAACTATACGTTGGATAAGCTAAAAATAGTTGTTTGTGTTTGATTAACGCACAATGTTCTGGGTTCTAAATTACCCAGATGTTGTGGACAGCTACACAAATAGTCAATGTATATATATCGTTATTTAGCGATGGGGTGACGCCCAACAAAATAGCACTGTTGTGTTGTCGATTGATGTACCGCACACAATATTTCATAAATTACATTACTACTAAATTACATACTTTAATTGAAGCCGCCGAGGCTATAAACACGGATGATCTTGTGGATATCATCGAAATCCACAGAACCGATTCATTTGATGAACTTGATGAGATTGCGCAGCTCAAGGAGCGCAATAAAATATTGCGAGATAAATTGACGAAGAAGTATCGTCACGTCTTTCAATTGATGAAGCGAATTCAGCATTTGGAGTCCAGGGTCATGGTTTCACAATCCGGTACTATGGGGGATACAGCTCCCCCAGAAGGTAGTGCCGAAAGATTGGTAGCCCCTTTAACTACTCAGCAAATTACTAAGTTTGCAGATGAGGATGCTGGATGGGTTACTGAAAAGCTTGGTACATATGAACCTACCATGGACATGGCTACGACCAATGATGGTGAGTTGGGGAATTTTCTCCAACGTCCTATTCGCCAATCAGCACAGTCTTGGGTAGTTGGCCAACCTTTTTTCTACAAGTTTAACCCATGGCAAACATTTTGCGAAAATCCATATGTTCGTGATAAAATCAAAAATTACGAGCTTTTGCGCATGAAAATGCACGTGAAAATTGTCATTTCGGGCACCAAGTTTCATTATGGGCGTGCTATGTGTTCATATAATCCCTACACTGATGGTGATGAACTTACTAAGGAGCGCAGTTTTATTTCACAAGATTTGATACAGGCGTCCCAAAAGCCACATTTCTTTTTGAATCCAACTAGCAATAGTGGAGGTGAGATGACGTTGCCCTTCTTTTGGCCGGAGAATTATCTCCGTATTCCTCAAGGTGATTGGGACAAGATGGGCAGTATGACGATAAATTCGTTTGGCAATCTGCTTCATGCGAACCTTGGTAATGACCCAGTGACTGTTACAATTTATATTTGGGCTTCTGACGTTGTGTTGACTATTCCCACCTCGTCCGATCCACCGGTCATCGAACCGCTCCCGTCACAGAGTGGTCGTAGATCAGAGGCCGACGAGAAGAATAATATTGCGAAACAGGATGAATATGGTTCAGGAATTATATCCAAACCTGCAGCCGCTATTGCGAAAGCAGCGGGTGCATTGTCCGATTTGCCTGCGATTGGCCCTTATATGACGGCCACTCAGATTGGGGCTACCGCTTTGAGTAAAACGGCACGTTTATTCGGTTACAGTCGACCCACTGTGGTTACGGATATAATACAGCAAAAACCGGCACCTACTGGAAATTTGGCCAATACCGATGCTGCTGATGCAGCGTTGAAATTGACATTGGATTCCAAGGCGGAGTTAACTGTTGATTCAAGAACAGTCGGTTTGGATGGAACTGATGAGATGGGTATTCTCGATTATGTTAAAAGGGAATCTTACCTCACCAGTTTCTCGTGGGCACCTGGAGATCCTGTTGATTCTTTGCTCTGGAACGTTCGAAATTTGCCTATGCTATATGATTCTGTGCAGCAAGAGCTTCACATGACTCCTTTGGCACACATGGCAACGGCTTTCGAGCAGTGGCAGGGATCTATTAAATATAGGTTCCAAGTCGTCAAGAGCGATTATCATAAGGGCCGTCTTCTTGCACGGTGGGATCCCAACACACCTTCAGCGGTTGTGAATTACAACACGGCTTATTCCCGGGTTATTGACATCGCCGAAACAGATGATTTTGAAATTGTCGTCGGTTGGGGTGTGCACTCACCTTGGAAGAAATGCGGACAACCTGAATGGCCTGATCTTAATTTTGCCGAAGGTGCTCGCATTTTTGCTAATGCTGATGAAGGAAATGGGGTACTAGTATTGGACGTACTTAACCCTCTTGTTTCGCCGAGTGCTGATTCTCCCATTACTATCAATGTTTACGTTTCAGCATGCGATGATTTCAAATTTGCTGGTCCCACTAATAATAAACTCAATGATTTTCATCTATTTCCTGCTCCCGGTATGGGTCGGGAATCGCCTGAGGATGAAGAAGGGAAACGTTTGGGAAAATTGGAAGTATTGGATTCACAGAGTAGTTCACCAACTATAGTAACTAGTGATTCCATGCAGACCGATAAACCAACATCTGCTGGCATGTCAATGGAACTTGCTAATAAGGGAAGTCAGGCAGACAACACTTATATGGTATTTTATGGTGACCCACCCACTTCTATTAGGGAGTTATGTAAACGTTATTGTTTCACTCGCTATTGGGTCCCTGAAAAACCAGCTGATGATCAAATTCAAGTTAGTGTTTTGAAGAACAAGAATATGCCTTATTATACAGGTTATGACCCGAATGGTTTGGATCTTGTTCCAGCTAACAACCGCAAACTTACGACTGGACCAACAGCATTTGTTTCATGGTTTACACCATGTTACGCTGGTTTTCGTGGAGCTATGCGGAGGAAATATATTTTCGACGGAGCTGGTTCCGAACAGGCACCGTTGGTTAGTAGAGACGGTTTTTCTACCAGTGGCAATGGTGCCCATACCTATGTTGAATTTATTTTGGCAGCTTCGCCTCCGAAAGTGCAAAAGTTTATGTCAGCGCAGTATGGGAACTTTGCCGGCGGCGGTTATGCGGCGACTAATTTGGGGGTGAATAACACTATTGAAGTCGAGCTTCCTTATTATATGCCTAAGAGATTTTCTAAGGCTAGGACTATTGGAATACAAGATATTGATTCCAATTCGCATGCAGTCACAACGACAGGTTTGTCACCAGGTTTGGCAGGACGACGATGGGGCATCACTTATTCAGAGCATGTCGCCACCGGTGAAGATTTTTCGCTTTTCTTTTTTACTGGCGTACCTATTTATTATAATTATGTGGCTGATGAGAACAGCTCATAAATTTGTATATTACATTTTATAACTTTATATTTTTATATTTATTTAATTCACTCGATTTTGTAAGAATTCGTTCGAGTGTCTAATTTTAGAATTCGTTAATATTCATGCAACTATGGAAACATAGGTATGTTTATAATCGTGTGAGCGACCCACACGTCATATGTTAGCGCATATAGGAGACAATCTTGGCTTTTTAAAGAGCTATCTGGTATTTTACCTCGAGATTCGTCTCGAGGCTTTTAGCTAGGTGGCAATTTTAAGAGTCAGTTTGCCTCGCTTGTATATATGGTCAACAAGGTTTTTCTTCTTCGTTATTTTAAGAAGTTTTTAAGATTACCTTTTGCAGTATATACGTTAGTTGCCCATGGTAACATGGGCGGCGAGGTC